GTGCTTGCTTTGGATGTTAAACTAAATCTACAGCTCTACCAATAATTGGTTTGTATTTTGTTTTTTTATTTTCTTTGTAAGCTCTCATGTACTGTGCTCTTGGTTGAAACTCTACATAAGATGCATGAATCCATCCGCTGTTAGGCTCACCTGGAGTATAGAACTCGAGTATTAGCTGATCTGTCGTACAGTTCATCTTGATCCAATCAGCAACTTCAGCGTTGTCTACTCCAACACATTCGAAGTCTGCGGCCTCTGCGCGTGCATGCTGTGAATTTACAGAACTACCTATTGCTGCACATAATTCAGGAGAACGGTATCCGCTCGTCACCTTGACTCTACCAAAGTGATCACGTACTGGCTGCAAAATATTTTCACACAATGCTTTTAGTTTTTCTATTTGATCTGCATTTGGGTTGTTATCTATATCCAAACGTATAGCTGTGTCTGATTTAGTAAGCTCTAATAAGCTGAAGTTTCTTGATAAGTTCATTATATAAATTTTTCGAGCACGAAGAGTACGGCAGATCCCGCTGCTGCTAAGAGAACCCAATAGACTTTGTCTATCTTACCACCCAACTTCTCGACATCTTCGTGCAGATGTTTGAGATGATTATTTTTTATTTGCGAAAGCTCTTTTTTTACGCCTGTCACATGTCCATATAGTGATATGATATGTTCTCTAGTATTTTTAGGTTGTATAGCCATAATTAATCTCGTCCAAAAAGTATAGCAAGTTTCTCTGCTGTACTCAAGTTGTTAAAACCACTACCTGTACCTGAATTTGCTAGTATAGACGTGTCTGGTGCAGGTAAATTTAAAGCACTTGGTGTTACAGGTGTTTCCTGTGCACTAGGTAATAGCGGATTTTCTATAAATGGAAAGTTTGGTTCCTGTAGAGATACATCTCTCATTTGATTTTGTATGTCTGCTATTACTCCTTCTGCAATTTCTAAAGGATTTGTTTCTCCAATGGCTGCAGCATTTTCAGCAAAAGCTCTTCTAATATCTGGTGATATATTAATAGGTCTAAAAACATTATTGTCTATAGTTGATACTTCAACACCAGATAATCTACCAACAGAGGTATTAAAAGCATCTTCTCCTATGTTTAATACTCTTGCAGCATCAATGTCCTTTTTAAATTCTTGTCTTACACCAAACAAAGATCTATTTGCATTTATGTACGCATCCACAATATCTCTAGGTTCAATTGGTCCACCTCGTAATGCTTCTCTTGTAAACAATTGTCTAGATTGTCTTACACCTCTTTGATAATCCGCTACCTTAAAATCTAAACTTCTTGCAGGGTTTACACTTACAGATCTAAAACCAAACAAACCTGCAAATTCATCTCCGAATTCAAATGTTTGACCATACTTATCAAACTTACCTTTTGTTAAAACATCTACAGATTCTATAGATCTATCAAGTCTTTTCAGTTGTTCAAAAGAAAAAGGCATTTGTGCTTTTACTAAATGACCCATAATTTTATACGCTTTGTCTCCAGGTAAATCTTGTGGATTAAACACTTGAAATCCATCTCTAGTTCTACCACCTCTAGCCAATAAATCTGCTACAGCTTCTGTCCAAATAGATTCAGATATAAATGGTTGTGCAAACTCTGACATAGATGAAAACGTACCAGCGATAAAATCATCCATCAAACCATCTTCATCTGTTCTACCATCAGCAACAGAATTAAGTATGGTTTGAACAGGTCTAATTAAAGTATCATATGCATTAGCATGACTAAAATCTACATATTTAAAATTACCTTCTTCATCTTTTATAGGTAACAATGTAGAATTTTTTGACCAATCAGCAACATATCTTCTGATAGCTTCTCTCTCTTCATCTGTTACATCATAGATAGCTTGAAAAGCTTTTTGTGTAGCATACGGCACAGCTGCAACTGTTGTGCCGAAGCCAAATAATCTAGTATAACCTAAAGTTTCAAAAGGTTTTACGGTAGTTCCATCAGGTAATGTTACTACTTCATTTATTTCTTTTAAACCACGTCTTACAATATTAGTTCCTGTTCTAACTATCTCTGCTGGAAAGGACACAAAATTACCAATAGGTAATTTTCTTAGTGATTTAACAAAATCAGAAACATAGTCATAATTAGGTATATTATTTTTTACAATATCTGCCGCCTCTTGTTTAAAAAAATTTTCATCTATTGTTACATCTATACCATTTCTTTTTACAGTCATTCCTCTTGTAATACCTTTTTCAGCAAACTGTTTTTCTATTCTTGATTTTTCCATGGCCCATGATGCTATCTTCCAAAAATCATCCTCAGCTGTATATAAATCTTGCGATACAGATTTTAATTTAGATAATGGTTTTAATAATAATCTAAGACCTCTATCGGATGTCATGGTCTCACCAAAGTTTACATCCTCAAGCAGTCTTGTTAGATCTCCTAGTCTTACGTTAGAGTTTACAACACCTAGTTTTAACAGTTCTTCATACAAATCATTCTGTTGTCTTGTGCCTTTTAATGGTGTCTGTAGTGCCTGGTATGCTGTCTTAATGGCTTGACCATCCGGTATGATACCATTTGCTGTTGCAAACGCACCAGCACTAACAAAATTTCTAACATGTGTTACTGGTGATAAAATTGTTTTCGCTATTTGCGACAAACCTTTTGGATATAAAATTAAACTTTGATAGAGTTGACCTAACATTCCTGCTTTATCAAAAGAAAGTGATGTACCCTCTAATGCTTTTGCTATACCAGGTGTAGTGTATAATTCGTTAAGTGGATTTACCGACCCACCTTTTGCTGCAACACTTAATGTTTTAGCTTGATCTATTCTTATTTGTTGAAAGTCATCACCAAATAATAATCTTGCTTCATCTGCAGTTTTTGCAAACATGGGTTTACCACCAGCAGCTTTAATTTCGTCTGACTTTTTAATTAAGTCTTGAAAAAATAAATTTCTTCTTGTGATCATAGATAATTTTGCTGTGCCACCAAGTATGGTTTGCATAGGGTTTTGTTGTTTACCTAATAATTTTTCAAATACTTTTCTATCTGCTTCTTTTATAGCTCCTGCTGATACTAATGCAGATCCTCTAGCTGTTACAACTTCATCCAACGTAGTCCTATTTACAAAAAATTCTGGAACTTCAAATATAGCATCAGATGGTTTATCCATTCTGATACCTTTTGGTAGTCTTGCAGTTCTTAATACTCTGGTTACAGCTTGTTCTGCTTGTAAATCTGTAAGCTCTTGACCTGCTTCTCTTGCACTAGATTTAAATACTTCTTTAGCTTCATCTATTGCTTCTTTTGTAGGTTTGTATCTAACCCATGGAAATATACTTTGATTTTGAAATATGTCATACGTAGATCCAATATAATTTTTAAACTTGTTACCAAATAAAGATTTAAACTCTTGTATTTCATTTTGTCCTAATGATCTTCCTAGTTTAGAAAACAGATCAGACCATCTGGTTCTAATTGTAGAAAGACTTCCAAGTATGTCAGTAATAACTTGGTCATCTACTTTCATGTTTTTTAGTTCTTTTACTAGTGCTGTTTTTTTTGCTTCATCTAATTTACCAAATGTTGCAACACCTTGATCGTCTAATTCTGCTTTACCAGATAACAATAGGTCATTTATCTTTGTTAGCATTTGTTTTCTTTTTGCAGCCTCTGCCTGATTCAATACTGTACGCATCGGTGGAAATACTTTGTCAATTGCTTGGTCTAATTCTCTAGATATATTTCTAGCACCTGCTGCATCTGCAGCTCTTTCACCAACAGATGTTCTTTCTATGTCAAAAAACTCTTGAGTCTTACCACTACGTGCCCTGAACCCTGTTGCAATTTTATCTATAAATTTATCTAGTTTAGAATTTGCTATGTCTAATTCTTTGTTTCTATCAGTTAGTCTTTTAACAACCTTACCTGCACCACCTATGATACCTGTAAATAACGCACCTTCTGTACCAAACTTAACTCTATTTAATAGTTCTCTTGTTGGGTCATCATCTGTTGATGATCTATCTATAGCTGTTGGACCACCCACAAAATCACCAAATGTTCCAAGTTGTTCTACATCACCAACAAACACAGCTTCAGCAACACCACCACCTAAAGCACCTGCAATAAATTTATTTGTCTTACCTCGTGCATTTAGTTCTAATGCTTCGTCAATACCTTTTTTAAGATTTGGATTTGTAGTTTTAAAATATTTACCGTTACGACCAGCACGCATAGCATCGTCCGCTAGTTGTGCACCGATTTTCATACCTCTTACAGCAGGTATACCTATATTAACCAATGCCTCTGTAATTCTACCAGCGGCTGTTGCCTCTGCTTTCTCATCAAACTCTGTGAGATCATCAAAAAAAGCTTCTACTCTTGCAGCTCTGTTTTGATCTACACCAAGATCTAATAAAGTACCACCAAGAGAGAAAAAACCTTTTGGTATTGCAATCAAACCTGATGCAACCCCTGATAATACAGACTCTATTGTGCCAACTTTATTTTCACTACTAGACGATTGCCCAGCTAAATATTCTTCTATAGTAGCCATGTGTTACCCCAAAGCTAATGTTCTTGTGTTTCCGTTCTCGTCTACTAAAATTACACTTTTATCTATGATATAAACACCTGGTCCTTTGTTTTCTGCTTCAACTATTTTTTTAACAAGATCTGCGTCTGTTGTGTAATTATCTAATTTTCTTAATTTAATAGTTTCAGATGTATCTCTTAAAACAGTGGGCTCTACACCCAAACTTTTAACAACAGAGTTATATACATTGTTTGTAGAATTTGCTCCACCAGCAGCTTTTGCTCCTGATTGTATATTTTCTATTAAACTACCACCAGCTAATTGTTTGTCCGCTAAATCTATTTTCTTTTTAGTTAGCTCTGCAGCTAGTTTAGCCGATGGATCTGATGCTTTAATGTCTTTTTCAATCTCACCTTTAAGTATTGCAGCATCAATCTGACGTTTTAAATTACTTGATGAATCTAAGTTTTTAGATATCGCATTTATAATTTGTGATTGTAAACTACCTGATTTAATAGCACCTCTTAAATCACCACCTTCTTCTTGAATAATTCTACTAGCATCAATAAGAGAGTCATATGCAGCACCTTTTTGCATTTTATCGATACCCATAAGTTTGTAGTATCTTTGTCTGTTTTCTTCTATTCGATCTTTTACAATTTTATCTTTTTGCGCCGCGCTTAATTCTTTTTCTTTTGGTGTTAAAAACATATTTGGATCTCCACCACCCGGAGTACCTCCAGCTGCCTCTATATCTTTTTGTGCTTCAGGTGTTTTTTCTTTTGTAAGTCTGTCATATATTGCTTTACCACCAATACCCCCTGCAGAAAGAACAGTTAACGGAGATGAAGCCAATCCTTTTGCAGTTGCTTTTATTGGTTTACCAAATCTACCTGTTCCTTGAACAATGGCTTTACCAGCCCTAAACTCAGGTGATCCCATTAAATATCTACCCGCAACATTTGGTTCAAATATATTTTTAGTGGTAGTTAAACTTTCTCCAGGTTGCATAACTCTTGTTCTTCCTAGACCAGAACGAATAAGATTACCGCTACCAGTTACTCCAGGTCTAGCAAATTGTTTTGCAACAAACGTACCAAAAGGTCTTGCTAATAGTCTACCCGCTGCACCAATTAACAAAGGAAGAGCATATTGTTGACGACCATCATCACCTCTTGGTGCTAAAGGACTACCGACAGTATTGATTGCTTGTGGCTCTTTCATACCATCCATGATCCCTTCTTTGATAGGACCACCTGATCTAAACATTGGTCTTTTTAATGGCTTCATTAGTTTCCGTATAGTTTACCAAAGATACCAGCAAGACCTGTAGCTGTGCTTAATGCTGAAGCGAGAGGACTTGCACCACCTTGTGGTATTTGTGGAGCGACTCCACCAAATCCTGCTAATCCACTTAAACCAGCTCCGTATTGTTGTAATCTTTGTTGTGGTTCAAATGCTGCTGTTCTAGCTGCCGCTTGATCAGCTGCTAATTGTGATTGTGTTAATCCTTGTCTGAATGCACCAAGGTTTCCTAATGCAGCAACGTCTTGACCCATAGATCCTCTTTGGAAATTAGATAGTCCCATCTGTTGCGCAGCTAAATTACCTTGGTTAGCAAATGCTTGTTGTGCTAAATTTTGTGCTTGTGTGAATCCTTGTTGTTGTAATTGTGCAAGTAAGCTAGCTCTGTTTCTTAAGTTACCAGCTTCAAACTCGCCCAATGCAACACCTTCTCTACCACCACCAAATGCTCCTGCTGTCACTGCTTGATCTCTAATATTTTGTCTGCCGAGTGCTGACTGTCTATCAAAGTCTGCTAATGTTGTATCAATAACATCCTGTTGAAATGGTGACATGAACTGTCTAAACGCGGTTGGTCCAGTTAGTCCTTCCTGTTGTTCTACAGCTTGTTGTGCACTTTGTAAAAAAGGCTGAAAAGATCCGACACCTGCTTTTGCTATATTAATTGCTTGTGTTTGTAGTGGATCCTCACCGGCAACAAACTGTTTACCTGTGAATGCACTTGTTTTTATTGGTACCGATGTAGATGCCGTTAACTGTTTGGCAAAATCTTTAGCGGTATCTTTTAAATAATCTGGTAATGACATTATGCTAATCTACCCTCCAACATTTGTGCTTGATCAAACATGTCTTGTGCAGGATTCATACCCTGAGACTCTTCAGATATAGTACCACCTGCTTCTAAATTGTCCATCATGTTTTGCATGACCTCAGCGCCTTTGTCTATGTCGCCACCGCCTGCATTTCTTACAGCATCTGCTGTAAATACAAATTCATTTTTACTTAATCTTGCTGGTACATCGTCGGCTCTTTCTTCTGCTCCCAGTTCTACAAAGCCACCAGTTCTATAATCTTTTTCAAGTCCACCTAGATCCATTAGACCACCTTCTGCTTTTCTGTTTCTTAACGCATCATAAATCATTTTTGATTCTGAATCCATCATACCAGTTTCTCCACCAGTAAAATAATCTTGACTTGCTATAAAATCATCTGCACCCTTACTGCCTATTCGTAGTCTTTGAGTAACTATATCTAAAGCCCCTTCATCTAAAGCATTGATAGAGTAACTACCATCTTCAGCTTTGGTAATGTCGTAGCCCTCTTCAATTAGATCATCCATGACTTTTACGGCCTTTCTTGATTTAGGTGTAATAAAAACATCTTGACCAACAGCTTGTGCTTGTGGTCCAAAATCTGTCATAACATCTTCATCTCTAACGCTTACATTTATGTCAGCATCATCAAATAATGATTTAACTTTTCCTACTCCAGACTTTATCATCTGACCTGCTCTTTGTAACACACCTCCACCTATTCTGAAGCCCGGTCTTAGGTCGGCTAACCCACCGTTAGCCATTCTATAAAAATTTCTGCCTACAAATTCTGGTGCAGGTAAATATCTTAAACTTGGGTCTTGATTTCTAGCTTGTTCTACTATGTTAGAAATACTAGCAGGTGTTTCTGTAAATGGTGTTTCTGGTTCTATATCTTCTTCGTCGTCACCGCCCATTAAAAACGGTGCAGCAATTGCACCTGCTCCTAATAAACCACCACCAATTCTAAATAAACTAAATGGATTTGCTTTTTCTCCACCCACTCTAAAAATATTTCCTAATTGGCCAAGCATACCCTCACCACCTCTAATTTTTGAAAAAATACCAGGTAATCCACCTGCTGATTGTAATAGAGTTTTTTTACCAAATAACATTGGCGCAAAATTTGCAGCAGTCGCAGCTAAAGCTATCTTACCTATCGGTGATTTAACTACTTTTTTAACAGCACGTTTAGCTTTCTTTACAATTTTACCTAGAAAAAACCCTTGTCTAGGTTCCTCTAATGTCATAAGACCGCCACCGGCTCTAAGTTGTCTTTCCATCTGCATTCTAGATATTGTCATATTTTAGCCTAAATCCTCTTTGTATCTGGTTTTATTGTTATAATCAATCATATATATCGACTAGGTCTACTAGTCCTCCATCCATAAAAGAACCGGAAAAACCAGTTGGGTCTCTATCGTATGTTGCTCTATCTCCAGCCCTATCAAATCTACCACCAGTAAAATCTTGTCCTCGACCACCTCGTCCTTGTTGGAACATCTTATCTATAGCAGCTCGTTGGGCTTTTTCTTTTTCCGCTTCTGCCTTTGCTTTTTCCTCTGCTTCTCTTTTAAGTCTTAGTTTATCTAATCTAATTTTTTCTTTTCTAGCTTTTTCTATTTTTGCTAGTCTTGCTTTTTCTTTTTGATCTGCTATTCTTTTATCTTCTATTATTTTTGCTCTTCGTTTTGAGTCAATAAAACCAAGTTTAGCTTTACCAATTCGACCATATTTACTAGCTAAACCAAAAGCAGGATCATCTTCGTCAATATCACTAGGATCAAAACCTTCTGCTGTAACATCAATACCGTATTTATCTTTTAAAGTGTCTCCTATAGTTCCTAATCTTTTATCAAAAGTTCCTTCGGTCATTTTACTTAAATTATATCCTGCCATAACACCTCCAACAGTGTCTGGATCCCCTACAATTCTACCAATATCATCTGTAAAGATACCTTGTCCTCTTGCTTCATTTTCAAGTATGGCTCTTTTATTTATTGGCAACATGTCTCCTATAATATTAAGACCTCTTTTAATACCTCCAATACCAGGTATTAAATCTATTATGCCTCCTATCTTAGATTGTGGTGCAAAAAATAAATCTGGATTTGGACCCACAGTTGAACCAAATTTTTCAGTGTCTCTCATTGCTAAATTAAATGGTCTAGAATTAAAATCTGTTCTTATCTGATCCATGTTTGGATTAAACGGATTATTATCATCTCTATTTCCACCAACGTCCAAAGCAGTTGTTGTAGGAACAGTTGTTATTCCACTCGTGGTTGTTGTGGGTAAAGTTGGTGCAACAAAATCTCCACGATACATCTCTTGTGGTATAAAACTAAAACCTTGATCATAAATAGCTTTATCCGCTGCTCCGTAAAAATCAGGTGCTGGTGCTGAAAATATTGACATAATTATATTTTTGAATCACCTCCAAGTGGTAAAGACTCTACAGTTAGTTTTACACTTCTAGAGATATCTTCTCTTTTAGTATCTGTTCCTGGATTATCTACATCTGCATCTGCTTCTGCATCTGACATGTATTCCTGACCAGTTTTTAAATTTTTTAAAGTAACCTCACATTCTGGTGTAAGAACCATAGTTGGTTTACCGTTTATAATTTTCATTTCTTTTTTAGCTTCTGTTTCTATAAAAGGCATTAATCTCTATTAATCTCCAATATTGATGCAATAATGTGTATTTCATTTGCATCTGCTGCTTGTGCCTTTAATACCTCATTTTCTTCTAAAATTAAAGGGTGAGTTAACAGCTCAGTTGTTGCTTTTGAGGCTATTGCTTTGTCTTTAAACAGGTTAAATACTGCTGAAGCAGCATTTGTTATAGTCAAAGTTACCGTGGTCCCCGATCCAGCATCCTCGGATACTATGATACTTTTAACTATAGCTCTAGAATCAGAGGGTGCTGTGTATATCGTAGTATTGTCTGTGGTAGTTAAATCTACCTTTGCATTTTTATATATATTAGCCACCTATAAACCAAGAAAATCTTTCTTGCTCCTGTTTTACTTCATTCAAAAATGTAGAATTCAATTGATCTTTCATTATTGTTAAAGCTCTGTTAATTTGTTTTTGGTTAGAAACATCGTACTCTTCTTTTGGTTCTGGTATTCTTATATTTATTTTAGCCATTATCTTCTACCATCCGGTTGTATATCCAGTCTTAATGTTCCAAACCTCCATTTTTCACTAGCGGAATCGTTTTCTATTTTAACGTTTACAAAACGTCCCCTAGCTCTGGTATCTTTTTTATCTGTTGTAGAGTCTACTGTAAAAGGACTCAGTGTTGTCGTGCTATCAGATTGTTGTGGATATCTTTTAACAGCTAGACTTACTTTTGAGTTACCTTGTAAATCTTTAAAATCAGGTATAAATCTTCTAACAGCAAGAAATACTTCACCAGCTAAAGATGGTCCTTTAAAAGATCTTTGCTGCATATCAAAATCAAAAGACTTGATAAACGATGTTACTGTTGTAGTCGAACCATCTTCGTTAACTTGATCGGTTCCTGTTTCGTGTTCAAAGTATTTTGTCTGTCCTAATCCATTTTCACCTATTACTTCTGGAAAAGTTCCAATACCATTGCTGTCGTATTTAGTAGCGTACGGAGTTGGATATATAGTTGCATCCATCCAGCTTGTTCTCGACTCTGTTCCTGTATACCAAACACCACCAGGTACTTTAGTTAGTGCAGATTCACCATAATTATATACAACATACTTGTCATTAAAAGTAGCTGTTGATGATGGATAGTACCAAATAACTTCTGTAAATAAATTATTTAATCCTGCAGCAACTTGTTGTCCTTTTGTGGTATCAAAATTATTAAATACAAAATCTTCTACAGAACATGGCAATGATTTGACTGTACCATCAAATAAAAAGAAACCATTTGGTGATAACCAAAAAGCAGCACCATCTATTTCAACGACAGCATTCTTACCTATTAATCCACAGTTTGTGCCTACTTGTTCAAAGCTAAATGTAAACGGAGCACCTATAAATTTCATAGTATACAAAGCATTATCAGTCCATATTAAAATAACTTCTTTTGCTTTTAAGGCTCCTACTATTTTAGTTCCATCTTGTAGTCTTTGTGTTCCTGCTGAGTTTGTTGCAGAAGGGGCATACGTATTTATATTCTCTTGATCAGAGAATCTTATAAACATATCATCTTGTGTTGTTGTATCTCCAATAGTTGTTTCTGTACCTAAATGAATTAAGTGACGTGTTGTTGGTGACACCAACGTTACTCTTGATGCAGTTGGATTACTGCCAGTTGCAAAGCCAGATGTTGTTGTAGATGCTCTTGTAGTTAATGGTGTTGCAGCTCCTGCGTTCCATGTAAATGTTTTACCGTTTGCAATTGTTGCAATTAATACTTGACCAAAGTTATCTAAACTCCATAGGCCAGGTTCTAAAACTACAGACGATGCACTTACAGCACTACCAAACCCAGAAAAGTTTGTAGCGTTGGTTACAGTATCTCCACTATTATGTGCTTGTCCATTTGATGTACCAGCGGTTGCTGTTCCCAAAGCACCTCTGGTAATACCTGTTAAATCATTTGAACTTATTCCTGTGTATGTAATTAATTCATTGTTAACCGCTATTGTTCCAGCAGTTGGAAAACCAGCTGTTGATGTTAAACCTATTGAAGTTCCTGATCCACCTGTACCAGCAGTGTCAGCAAGTAAAGTTCCATCCAAAGTTGTTGTAGTAACACCTGATACTGTTCCACCATAATTACCAATACCAAAACCATAACCATAAGATTGTGCGGCAGGACCAACTTTTTCATATGGTATAACACTACAAGATCCACCCGAACCTGAACTCGATGTTTGTTGTGTTCCTGTTATGATTGCAATTTTTGAAGATGTAACTCTTGTAACTTGAAATAACTTATCTTCAAATGCAGCATTAGTTAAACCTGCACCCGTTGGAACGGTTACGTTATCTAATAATATTATATCCCCAGATTCTAAATTATGGTCTGATGAAAAAGTTAATGTCACATCAAAACTTGCATCTCCACAAGACATAACAACAGAACCAACTGTAGCTTTTATAGGTGTAACATCATGGAGTTGCCCTTCAAAATATACAAGTAAAAATTTATCTGTTCCAAGGGCTACGTATCGATTACCGTCTAGGTCTACGAAAGAATGTTGTTTTCTAACAACACCTACTATTGATTCTGAAATCAAAGATGACCAACCACCCACTTTCTCAGGTAGTCCGTATCTAAATCTTACGTTGTCGGAATCCACCCATCTGTTTTCTGCTCCAACAGTGGTGTCTTGTTTATCTATTCCGGGAGCGAAAGGAAACTCAATAAGAGCCATAATACTACTCCTACTGATTAGTTGACTTCAATACCCAGCCAACAGTTACATTAGCATAAACAAGAGTTGCTGCTTGACCATTAACATTTAAAACTAGGTTAGAAGTTCCCGCGTTTATTTTGTGACTATTTCTATTTATTGTAAGATTGTTTGATGCAAAAAAGTTACCACCATCTAATATAGTAACTTCATCACCTGTAGCCGCTGCCGCTGGCAACGTAATTGTTATAGGGTTTGTGTTTGTTACTGCAAAAATTTGTTCTCCTGCAACAGCTGTATGAGTAGTAACAGTTGACGAGTTGATTGTAATGTATCCTTTATTTAATAAACCAAGGTTTACGTTTGTTGCATCTGAATACACCAATAAGTGTGCACCTGCAGGAACAGTAACCCCGGTCCCCGATACAGTTTTAATGGTTAAAGTTTTAGTGCTTCCAGAACTTTCCCTTGTAGTAGCATCTTCAAATATCATAATTCTTTCTGCACTGTTTGGAATAGTTACAGTTCTGTTAGCGGCTAATGTTCCGGTAAGTTTAAAGTAAAGATTTTTACCATTAGAAGTCGCACCGCTATCCAATGCCAATGCTTGGTCTGAAGAAGCTACATCTAAAGATAAATAACCTGTAGATAATTGCTCTAATATTTGTAAGTTAGTGTTTGTTATATTACCCCAAAGACCAGCCTTTTCACCGGTTGTGATAATCTCTAATTTTGAATTTGTTGAAAATGTTGATGCCATATTAAATCGGGTCTATTTCTACCCAAACACTATTGGTGTTTGGATCTATTTCACTCCATGTTATTGCCGTAGCATCCTTAACAGTTATGGTTAAAGGTGTCGCATCAGGCGTTACATTTGCTTTACCAATCAGTGTAACACTTCCTGTGTTTAACGTCAATTGGTTTCCAGTTACGTTTACATTAGCTGCTGCATTAATTACTACACTTCCTGCTGCTAAAGTCAGACCACTTCCTGCAACAGTTACATTAGCTGCAGCGTTGATTACCACGTTTCCTGTGGCTGCTGTTAGTGGATTTCCTGTTACATTAACAAGAGCACCTGCTAGTGTTGAAGCCGCTCCTACAGCTACCGTTAATGGGTTACCTGTTACGTTAATTGAAACGTTAGGATCAAATACGCTACTTGAAAGCGGTAGCTCTGATATGGAACTAAAGCCGAGCATCTATTACGCTCCTGGATCGATAATGTTATTGCCTTCTATCTTGGCCCATTCTTGTATTGCTTGGTAATCTGTATTTGCTTCATCTAATGGAACAAATTTTATTGTATTATTTAAATATGTGACTTTATAAACATTACTAAATTCAACTACTGGTAAACTAGTATATATTTTTTCTACTGTATTAATCATAGTTATAATTCCGCTTCCGTTACAAATTTAAAGGAGTAATAAATAGTTTGACTGCTATTGGTAGGATCAAGATTAAAATTAACTTTTTTCTTTGTAATTTTTGATACAACCATTCCAGTGTTTGAGCCACCATCACTAGTGCTTGATAATGTTACTGTGGGTGGACTTCTCATTGATTTTGTTAATGAATAAATCTGATCTAAACCAGCATTATTATTATACCCATAACCTCTTATAATTGATAGCTCCTCCTCATAACTTTGATAATATCTAAAGCACCTATTTTCATTTATTTCAAAAGGCAAAAACTCAAAGTCGCTGGCTTGCGAGCCTGCCTCAAGCTGAATCCCAGTCACATACCATTCGTTTGATGTATTGTCTCCAAGATTAACTTGACCTACTGCTCTGTTTGCATTGGTTCTACTTTCCCATGATGTTGCTAAAGTACCAGAAGTAAATTGTGTTCCTGCTAACAACCAAAAATTAACTCTTAAACTAGCTGCATTGTCATTATCAAAAGCACCAGTGGTGTCTCCAACAAAAGTTATTGTTTTCTTTTCCCAAGTATCCGAAGATGAAATTGTATAGGATTTACAAATTACTCTATTGTTATCACTATCTTGAAGTTCAGCAATATATGTTCCAGTCTTATTTGATTTTACCCAAAACGATAAAGTTGTGCTTTCAGCAGATGATGTTCCTTTTTTTAAATACTGTAAATTTTGTCCTTCAAGTCTTGTATGAATTATAGCAAAGTTATCTGCATCTAAAGATGCATCAGCAGTTGTGCAATCAAACTTCATAGATTTTACAAAACCTTGACCAGTTGGCACATCTGTATCTTGTGAAACTGTAAATTGATAAACATCTGTTCCACTTATATCATATTTAAATCTATCTAAGGTATAGTCATCATCATTTACACCAGCAAAAGAAGTTCCACGTTGTGATTTAGTCATGTCACCATTAATTATTAGATTCCTAAAATTAACACCTCTGACATCTGCGATTGCTGGTTTACCTATTCTTGTTATTGCCATTATGCTCCTATCAATGCCTTAATCTCTGCGTCTGTAAGTCCGAGATCTTTTAATTTTTGTTTGCCTGATGATGCGTCTGTTTCTTTTTGTGTTTCTGCATCTTTTAATTCTTGTATCTTTGCATTTACTTCTTCCTCAGTTGGCATAGTTGCACCATCTTTAATAATCTTAATGTATTGATATTGCATACGTTCAGAGTTAGGAATTTTATTTCCATTGTCGTTATGTGTTTTCCAGCCGTACCAATTACCACCATTAAAAGTGTGTAGTGCTTCTTGAAAATAATCTCTATCCATTTTATGTGTCTCCTAGTCTAATAAATGTAAATGTAGTTTCATTTTTAGCTGTATCTCCTCTAATTCTATTTCCACTATCTACACTACTTAATTCAAATTGAATTTTATGTGTTGTTATATCTGTAACATCAAAATATGCTTGACAAAACATAGTGCTAATTACATTATTTGCTTCAAATATACCACCAGCACCAGTTGCTAATACATCATAGGTAGAATTATTAGTAGTGCCTTTAAGGTCTAAAAAAACATTATCATTATCACCAGTACCACTTGCTAAACTATTAAACATAACTAAATAAATTCCTGTTTTTGCAAAACTAAATGTTCCAGATGAAACTGTTACTCCTGTACCAATCTTAGAAAAACTTGCATCATCAACTCTTTCAATATTTGATGATATAGGATTTGCGTTTGCTGTTAAATCAGCTGTCAATCTAAACATATCAGCTTCTATAATTCCAGCTTTACTTTGTGTTACATTACCAGAACCATCAGAAGTAATAATTGCATTTCCTCCTGAATCCTTAAGCTCGTTTACTTTTAAAATACTACTCACACTATGCTCCTATCCTTATTCCTTCAAAAAATGAAAAGTCTGATCTTATGTTTATTGAAGAACTTTCATCATGATACACAAATAATTCTAAATAATCCCCTGCAATTAGTGAAACAGTTTCTGTTCCTGAAAGCATCATATTTCCTGTAGCTTTTGGAGAAAAAATTTGATTGTATGTTTCTGTCAACTGTGTACCATTTTTACTAAATCTTACAGCACCAAATTCACCATCATCTAAATCGTCATAAAATATTTTATAGCTAAATTGATATTTACCTGCAGCTCCTGTTGGAGTTGTAAAACGATAATCACTTGTGCTCCAAGCATTATCAGTATCCCAATCTTCTGTATCCAAAGCTAGTTTTGTATATGTTGATGACGGGATGGATTGATTTGCACTTAATCTTAAACGAAATGCAGGTGTATTAGAATTTAACGTAACACCTGATCCAATAGTAATGTTACCAGATCCAGAGCTAGTTGTTATTTCACCGACTTTTAAAATTCCGTTTGCCATTATGCTCCTAATCTATATGCCCCAAAACAAACTCTGTGTTGACTTGCATTTGCATCAAATCTTGGTGTGCCTGTTGCAACTTCTATAAGACCCCACATTTCAATATAATCACTTGTGCCATTTAGCTCATGTGCAATTTGAAAACTTGGCGACCAAACATTCCCTTCGTCTGTACTATTTCCATATAATTGTTGTAAAGTTACAATGGTTGAACCATTTTGATATAAATAAATGTAAGCTCTATCAAGAGCGTTGGAGCTATTACCAGTACAATATGCTTGTCCATAAATCATATATTTACCTGATTTGTTAGGTGTCCAACGATAATTTGTTGCATCCCAACAACTTGCGCTGTCATAAATAACTGTATCAAAAGTAATTTTTGTTCCTGTAGCACTACTTACAGTTTGGTCTGAATTTAATCTAACATGAAAGCCAGGATAATTATGACCACTAGTAGCTCCACTAGGCATAGTAATTGTAGATGTATTAGTAGAACCAATAGTTAAATTAGTTGTTCCTGATACTGTATCAATTGTATTTGTCTCTAACTTACTCATTATAAAATTACGAATGTACTCCCTGATGGTATAGTCACTGTACCTGAAACTGTAACAGGACCAACAACTGCTCCGTTAGTTGTGCCTGCCATAGATATACTTGTAAACGTTTGACTGTTCTTTACAAAGAACGTTGAACCTAAACTTGCTGCTGTGACTGTTGAATCTGTTGGAGTTCCAATATCAAATACATCACCTAATACTACACCAAAAAATGTATCTGATGCAGCAGGGTTTGATGTGAAAGTAATTTGTGACCCCGTTATAATATATGCGCTT